CTGATGGATGGTAGGGAGTACGGATTAAAAGTAACCCCAGAGGCATTATTCGAATTCTTAAACCAAGGAGATGGAGGTATAAGCGCAAAAGACTTACCAGAGTCCCCTACTCCAATAGATCCCACAGTAACAAACACATTAAACCTATCACTATAATGTATACAGAAACAGATTTAGTAAGCTTTGGAGAATATCTCCTTTCTAGATATAGAACCCAATTAATGGAGTTAATAGCAAATGAAGTAGATAACGCAGCTCCTTCTCAATATACTATTGGTCTTGTGCATCACGCAGATTTAGAGAATTGGAAAAATAATGCAGGTAAAAGTACAAATTAAATATGAACTTTGGCCTTATGAAGAGACTATGGCTGTGACAATACCAGCAGAAGATTTTGATAAGTTAGATCTTTATGTAGACTCCATTACGTCAAACTTAAAAATGCGGATTATGACCCAAGTTAAGAATCACCATCCTAATACTTGGTATAAACAATCCCCTTTAAACATAGAACAGTTAAAAGAATTAACCAAAGATAATGCAGCAACCACCAATTAAAAATATAGTATTCGACTCAGAGAATAGAAGCAGACTCTTAGAAGGCGTTGAGAAAATAAACAAAGCTGTAGGTTCTACATTAGGTCCTATGGGTAGAAACGTGATAATTGAAACTCCCTATGGGGCTACCACGGTGACAAAAGACGGAGTTACAGTAGCAAAACACATAGCTTTAGAGGATCCAATTGAGAATCTAGCCGTATCAATTATTAAGCAGGCTGCCTCTAGAACTGCGATAACAGCTGGCGATGGCACAACCACTTCTACAGTTATTGCTTCATCCTTAGTACGCAAAGCTTTTAACTTAATCTCCTTAGGAACTCCTCCTATCGAAATTAAAAAGGAATTTGAAAGTCTCTTACATAAAGTAAGACTGCAGCTCACTAAGCTTGCCTCTCCTGTAGAAACTGAGGATATCTTAAAGATAGCTACTATCTCCGCTAATAATGACGAAGAATTAGGCCAGTTAATCCAGACTGCTTTTGATTATGTGGGAAGAGAGGGACTTATTACTTTAGGGGAATCTAAAACTGGAGAAACTTTTGTAGAACTTCTTCCAGGGGTATCCATTGACAGAGGTTTCGTTTCTCCTGTGTTTATTACGGACGCTAAAAAAGGAGAAGCAATTTTAGAGAAACCTTTAGTGTTCATCACAGACTCTAAACTTAGACATGTAGAGGAAGTCATCCCTATTTTGGAAGCGGCTGCAAATTTACGCAGACCTCTCTTAATCATAGCTGATGCTATTGATGGGCAAGCCCTACAGCTCTTAGCTTTGAATAAATTAAGAGGGCGTATTGCAGTAGCTGCGATAGAAGGCCCATCCTTTGGAGAGAACAGAGGAGAACTACTTAGGGATATAGCGGCATTAACCTCAGCCAAAATTTTCTCTACAAATGATGCTAGTAGAGCTTTAGACATAGATGAATCTTTCTTTGGTTCTACTGAGAAAGTTATTATCTCTAAGGATAAAACTATGTTTATCCAACCTAATAGGAACGAAATCCAAATACAGGAGCGTTCTGCTATTTTAAAGAATAAAATCTCTTTAGAAACTGAGAATCCATATATGCTTTCCCAGTATCAAAAAAGATTAGCCGATCTTACTGCTAAGGTAGCTTCTATAAACGTAGGCGCACCTACCGAAACGGAACAAAGAGAGAAGAAAGACAGGGTTGAAGACGCACTAAGAGCTACGTCTGCAGCTGTAGCAAAAGGGTATTTAATAGGCGGAGGAACCACCCTAATTAAGGTGTCTATGTCTTTGCCCAAAGATACCCCTACACAAAAAGCTTTTGCAGAAGCTTTGGAAGAACCCTTTAGAGTTATTGTCGAAAATGCTGGTAAGAACTCAGAGGTATTACTAACAAAATTAAAAGAAGAATTACTTATAGATAAAAAAGAGGATTACGGGTTTAACGCACGTACCATGGAGTTTGGAAATCTTAAGGAACAAGGAGTAATTGATCCAGCACTTGTTGTAGAACAAGTTGTAGCTAATGCGGTATCCGCAGCGGGCATGTTGATTCTCTCCAACACTTCCTTAGTAAATGTGGATAGAACTCCGCCGTACTCTCCTCCACAGGTAGATTATGCTTAAACGAGCTGATGTCGTATTAAAAGACATTCCTAATTTTCATCCATTATCTTTAGATTATAGGTCTTTTTGAAGAGAACAGAAAAGACGTTGCATTGAAGGTTATTGGGCTGGCGGGACGTTTGTTCCACCAGCCCTTTACTATTATGTAAATTTCCATACTATTAAACTTAACGAGTCAATTCATAGCTCGGTTAAGTCATTTAACCGCCCCCTACTTCGGGATGTAGAGTATAAGTTTTTTAACTACTACACCGAGGCTAGGGGCTTTTCTGGTTTCAGGGATGATCCATTTGACTCCTCACATAGAATACTTCTTACTGAAGTAGATGATGAGACCCTCTTAAGGTATTATCCTAATACCATTTCTCCAATAACGGGTAAAAGAAAAAACTATGTTCCCGCTAGAGCTGCGTTATTTCAATCCTACGAAGAGCCTTTAGGCCCCGCATTATTTGAAAATAACATACAAAACTTCATGTTATTAGGTTCTCGTGAATCTGGTAAATCTTACTCTGTTTCAGGCCTGATTAGTCATAACTTCTTAACTGATGGAGCAACAGTTTATTCTGAAGAAACTATTAAAAAACCTGCTCCAGTAGAAATCTTAGTTGGCGCCGAAGATTCTAAATTCTCCACAGATATACTCAAAAAGGTTAGGGACGCCTTCGACTGGCTTCCTGGAAAACAAGATTTAGGAGATCGCGTATATCCCGCCCCCTTCTTAAAGAGATTCAGCGGTTCTTGGGAACCTAACAAAGAGATTAGAGCGGAGTATAAGAAGAAGCAGAACGGTGCCTGGGTTACAGCAGGATCTAAATCCTCTATAAAGCACAGAACATTCTCCTCTAACTCCTTTGCTGCCCAAGGTACTAGACCTCTCCTGCTCGTCTTAGAGGAGTGCTTCTCTCCAGATACAACTGTGTTAATGTACAACGGGGATAAAAAATTGGCGCGGGATTTGGTGTTGGGGGACGCGTTAATGGGCGCCGATAACCAGCCTACTTATATACGTAGACTTTGGAGTGGTGAAGCAGATTTGTTTACTGTAACTGCAAAGTATTCCGAACCCTACACAGTGACCGGTAAACACCAACTGGTGTTGGAGCAACGTTGCTCATGAAAAAATGACGGTGTAAAGCTACTAACAATAGAGGAGTACGGCAAGCTTAAAACATACGTTAGAAAAAACACTAGGCAAAAAAGATCGGGTTTAATTGAGTTTCCGCACAAAGAATTGTTTATGGACCCCTATCTGTTTGGGTTATGGGTAGGCGATGGAAAAAAAGGAAGAAATATTATATACAACTCCGACCCAACCTTAGACGAATATTTTAACACGCTAACGCTTCTTCGAAAAAGACGTGTTAGAGATACGAACACATTTGAGTATAAGATAGCAGAGATTCCGAAAAAACTTGAAAAAACTATTCCAAAAGAGGTATTAATAAACTCCTCGAAAGTTAGGCGAGCTTTTTTAGCGGGGGTAATAGATTCGGATGGTTATTTAGGAGTTAAAAAATCCAAAACATCGCAATTTTACGAGATCTCGTGTTATAAGCATCTAACGGAATCCTTAGTGGAAATATCCAGATCCTTAGGTTTTAGGGTTACAGTACAGACTAAGTATAAATCTTACGACAGAATCAGTATAAGAGGAAACGATTTACACAAACTACCCATAAAAATTCCACACAAAAGAGCGCTAGATATAAAATCCTTAGATTATTCATTAAGTCCTATAGAAAAAATAGAATCTCGAGGTAATGGCACTTATATAGGCTTTCAGTTAAGCAACCCTTATTTTTTATTGGGCGATTATACAGTTGCACACAATTGTGGTATGTTCTCTAATTTAGAAGAAGTTTATACTAACACCGTGGATAACCTTCGTAACGGTCTTAGAAAGACAGGCATGTTAATGATGCTTGGAACAGGTGGTGATATGGGTAAGGGAACTCTCGATGCCGCTAAAATGTTCTATGAACCTGCAAAGTATGATATACTTCCTTTTGAGGATACGTGGGAACATCGAGGACAGATAGGATATTTTCTCCCCGCATACGAAGTACTTAATGAATACAAAGATGAGAACGGTATCTCCGACACTGAGGCAGCTAAAAAAGCACTTATGCGCGTGCGTAAGTTGAAGGCTGGTGATTCCGGAGGATCGGAAGCTCTCAACAAAGAAATGCAGTATCGTCCTATAGTACCTTCCGAAATGTTCTTAACAAAGACAGCTAATATATTTCCTACAGCTGAGTTACGCAGAAGACTTTCAGAGCTACAGGTTAATAAGATGGAGGATTTTCTAGAGAAAAAGGTAACTCTCTACTTCGACCCCAACTGTAAAATTTACAACGGAGTAAACTATGATTTATCCGATAAGTTACAGGCTATAAATAGGTTCCCTTACGAAGGAGAAGAAACGGAAGGTGCTGTTGTAATTTATGAGTTTCCTAAAACAATAGATGATCAAGTACCACAAGGGGCTTATATTATAGGTTGCGACCCTTACAAAGATGATGGGCAAACCGGCCAATCACTCGCAGCTATTTACGTTATAAAGACAAATAAATATCCTTCTACTGTAGGGTATTCTGAGATTGTGGCTACTTATATTGGTAGACCGTACTTAGGGAAAAACCAAGTAAACGAAATTCTATATAAACTATCCTTATTCTACGGTAACGCTAAGATCTATTTCGAGAATAACGTGGGTAATGTTAAGGATTACTTCGATAAAATAAGAAGATTAGATCTACTTGCTAGGCAACCCGTTACAATCTTCAACAAGAAGGCTTCTTATGAAACAGGCCCCCAAATTGTATATGGGTACCCTTTATCTAATGATAAAGTGAAATGAGAGGCTCTACAATATTTGCGTTCCTTCTTACTAGAAGATAGGGGCGACAACAAAAGAAATTTAGATCTTATACCAGATATAGGATTAATACAAGAGTTAATATCTTATAATTTAGACGGTAACTTTGACAGGGTATCTGCTTTAATAGGCTGTATTCTAGGGTTGGAAGAACTGTCTAACTTAGAACGCAGAAAAGTATTTCAAGAGGCCGAATTATCTCAATTCGATAAAGACCTAGAAAAACTAATAACAAAAAACCCTAGATTATTCAATGCACAATTTTCCCAAACAACGTCTTCGTTATTCTAATAAAGTAGCGAACAATTACAAATGAGCAAAAGAGGTAGTGGATTCTATTTTAAGCTATTCTCCTCCTGGAGATGGTGTGGTAAATAGATATAATTCTTCTTACCAAAGAAAACTATCAAACTATCAGCTCTACAATAACCAAATTAATCAAGCGGATTTCGAAAGAGAATGTAATCCTCTAGGATTAGATTTAGGCCAGTTTAAGGATGCTATCCAACCTTATAATAAAACTTATAATAAAATACAAATACTACTTTCGGACGAGTCTAAAAGACCTTTTAACTTTAGAGCCGTCCTAACAAACGCTGAAGGTGTTCGTTCAAAACTAGCTCACAGAGACTCTTTAATAAGAAATTTTATAGAATCTTCAATAAAAAATACAATCGCTTCTATATCAGACATGTACTCTAAGGAGTTCTTAGAGACCTCGAGTGATTCTATAGTAGATCCGGCCCAGATACAAAAGTATATGCGCTACGACTACAGAGAGAGAAGAGAAATACTAGCTCAACAAGTTCTTAATTACTTAACTAGAAAATTAGATCTGAAAGATCTGAAAACAGACGCTTTCAAGCACGCTCTTATCTCTGGTGATGAAATTCTTTACGTAGGTGAATTAAACGGGGAGCCCAATATTCAAGTAGTAAATCCTTTAGGTTTTTTCTACCACAAAAGTGGGGAGGAGAAGTGGATACAAAAATCTTTATATGCGGGGTACACCACGCACATGACTCCCGCAGAAGTTCTGGATAGATACGGCAAGTATTTATCAGAAGAAGATAAGTCCAAAATTGATTCTCCCTCTTCTAGTTCCTTTGCTCTTAGAGAGTTTAAAATGGAGCAGAACGCTAAGTATGGTAACACACCTTATGACCCAGGTTTTGAAGGTATTGCTACTTCTCAACAAGGTTCCTACGGCGAGCCCAATCAGGAAGATGTAGCTGTTTCCCACGTTGAGTGGGTTTCACAAAGACGCGTAGGATTCCTATCTTTTGTAGATGAGGCTGGAGAAGAGCAGTCCGAAATGGTATCTGAAGATTTCGTTATCCCGACCACGTATACTAAAGAAACTGTTCGAGGAGCCTATGATTCTAAGACCATATACTATATATGGGAAATGGATGGTATTTTCTATAAACTAACGTGGGACTATATACCTGAAGTGTGAACTGCTACTAAGATAGGTAACGACATTTACACAATGATCGGCCCTAAAGAAATACAGTTTAGATCAGTAGATAATCCCTATGATGTGTCATTAGGATATCATGGCATTATTTATAATGCCACCAACGCCGAGTCCATATCTTTAATGGATAGGATGAAACCTTTCCAGTATTTATATTTTATCGTAATGCACAAGCTTAAGAAGCTTATAGCGCAAGACCAAGGTAAAATATTCCACTTTGACGTTTCTATGGTAGATCCTAAAATAGGATTGGAAAAAACTCTTTATTATATTAAAGAGATGTCCATAGATATTTTCAATCCTTTAGCAAACGCTGATGCGCCTGGACAGGCACAAAGAGGAAAGGTAACAGGAGAAACTGACTGGTCTAATATGCAACACATATTAAACTATATAAGTATCTTAGGCGCCATAGACGCACAGATTTCAGAAGTAGCTGGTGTTTCTAGACAAAGAGAAGGACAAACTACCCCAACAGAAGCAGTGTCCAACGCTCAGAGTAACATACAGATGTCTGCGTTAATAACAGAGATCTATTTCCAAACACACGCTAAGCTTTGGGAGAAAACATTGTCGTCCTTAATTCAAGTAGCTAAGCATGTATGGAGGGGTCAGAACGTTGTGAAACAATACATACTAGACGATCTATCTTTGGCTACTTTAGAATTAAATGCAGACGAATTAGATGATTGTGACTTAGGTATTTTTATAACAGATTCTGGCAAAGAGTATGAAATGTTCCAAGCGTTGAAGGGAATATCTGACGGACTGTTAAATACAAACAGGGCAACATTCTCAGATCTTATAACTCTCTACGAAGCTAGTTCTGCAGCGGAACTTAAAGAGTCTATTAGACAAAGTGAGAAACAAACTATGGATAGAGAATCCCAGTCTCAGCAAGCCGAGATTCAAGCTGCTCAACAAGCTCAACAAGCCCAACAAGAGTTTGAACTTTTAAAACAAGCTAGAGATCACGCCCACAAAGAAAAACTTGCTCAAATAGAAGTCTTTAAATTTCAACAAGATATTGATGTAGACAATAACGGTATTCCTGATCCACTTGAGGTTGAGAAGTTTTTAAATGACAAAGACCTTAAGGAGAGACAGCTAAAATTAGACGAGAAAAAATTTGAAGCTGAGAAGGAATTTAAGGAAAAAGACCTAAAAATTAAAGCTAAAAAAGCCTCTAAAAGTAACTAGCGGCTATAAGCGCAAACACGAAAGTTGCCAAAAAACTTGACAAATAAATTAAAAAGTAGTAATTTTGTATGCAAGACGAAAATGATTTCCTAGCGTTATTAATGAACCAAGGTACGGAGACTCCTCCTACCGATCCAGAAGAGTTTAAAGAGGAGGAAGAAATTGTAGAAGATCCTATCACAGAAGTTGTAGAGACAGAAGAAACACAAGAACAAGAAGTGGTAGAAGTCGATCCTCAGCTACAAGCTTACCTTGAATTTTTAAAGGAAAATGATCTTGTGGAGCTTCCCGAAGATTTCATTCCTAGCTCCGATAATTTACAAGAAGCGTTTGAATATACTAAAGAGGTTAGGACTAAAAAAGCTTATGAAGATATTTTAAACAGTCTTCCAGAAGATTTTAAACCAGCTCTTGAGTATGTAAGAAACGGTGGAACTTCTGTTAAAGAATTCCTTCAGACTTATTCAGATAATCCACTGGATACTTTAGATCTCGAAACTACAGAAGGACAAAAGAAAGTAGTTTTCCTAGCCTTAAAAGAAACATCGAATTATCCTGACGAGAAGATAAACAAGATAGTTTCACGCATCGCAGAAGATGCTGACGAACTAGCAGCGGAAGCGTCTGAATCTTTTAGGGAATTAGATCAACTTTACGCTGATAGAAAGACTCAGTTAATTCAGCAGGTTAAAGAACAACAAGAAGCCCAGAGACTTGCTGCCGAACAGAAAACACAAGAACTCTACACAGCAATAGAATCCTCAGCCTCAATTCACCCTCAAAGAAGAAACAAGGTAAAATCTTTTTTCTTTGACCCTATTAAAACACCCAGCGGTGTATCAACAGGATTTAATAATACTATTAACTCAATACTAAATAATCCAGAGCATCAAGCTCAGTTAGCAGATATTCTATTAGAATATGATCCAAACGCAGGCTTCTCATTAGAGCGCCTGGAAAAGAAAATTCAGACAAAAGCTACCAAACAATTCCAAGCGGCTTTGTCTAAAACACTTGATCCGAAGCAAGCGCAGAAATCAAGCGTGAAGAGTTCTCCAGTAACTAAAGAATTGGACTGGAGAACATTATAACTTTATAACTACTTATGGCTAATCCTCAATCTTCCTTAATCATTAAACAATGGGATTCTTTTGGAGGTAACTTCATTGATTCCGACTATCTGGCAGCTGCCTATGAAACAGGCAAGCCACACTATCTTCCAGGAGCCCTGATGAAAATCTACTCTTCTGGTTCCCAGTTTTTCAAAGTTAAACCTTTCCTTAATATGGTTGGCGCCGGCGTTAACGGCGGTACTGAAGTGGAAAGCGAAATCGTTCGGTGGAGATTACAAGGTGCAGAATACCGCTGCGCTCGTGTAATTGAAAACATCGAGCCTTCTAACACAACTCCAGGTTTGAACAACACGAAATTCCGTGTAAAATTAGACCTCGACTACTACGCCTACCCAGACATCCTTTCTCCAGAAGACAATGACTTTAACCTTCAAGTCGTTGAGAAAATGACTGACGGCACTGGTACCATCTACACACTTGTAATCCTTACAGACGATCCTACTAAATTCTTAGATCCTATTTACCTCCAAGCTGGTAGAGAATTCTCTAAAGTTTCTACAGCTACTCCTAGCGAAGCTAACGGTTGGTTCGGTACTCAACAGTATCCTAACATCTTTGAACTTGAAAGCCAAATAGGTGCTTTCGCTCAGAAAATCGACGTTACTGATAAAGCTTGGCGCCAACAAGGTCGTTTGGCTTTTAACTTCCTTTCTACAGATTCTAACAATAAAACTACTACCGTTTCTAAGTTCCTGCCTTACGCAGAAGCAATGATGGTTGATGAGCTTTACAAATCTATGGAATGGGCTTTGGTTTACGGCGAAAAATCTACTCGCCCAGGCCCAGACGGTTACTGGCAAAAAACCGGCGCAGGTGTTCGTCAACAGTTGAAAGATTCTTGGATTCAGTACCTCAATGGTCCTATTACAGTAAATCTTCTTCAAGACTTCCTCTTGAACATTTTCTTCGGTCGTACCGATGAAGCTCAAAGAGGTATCACCCTTATGACTGGTCAATTGGGTGCCCTTCTGTTCCACAACGCTCTTGCAGCAGTGGCTAACGGCTTCTTGACTGTAGATTCACACTACATCCGTCCTGAATCTAATCCTAATTCTGGTACTCCTGGTCTGGCTTACGGCGCACAATTCGTTCGTTACACAGGTCCTCTGGGTATAGATATTAAACTGGTTCACCAGCCTCTGTATGACTCCCTTCAGTACAACAAGCGTATGCACCCTCAATACCCTAACATGCCTATCGACTCTGCACGTATGACGTTCTTGAACATTGAAGGACGTGGTGTTGAATCAGCAACAGGTTTGGGTAAGAACATTGAACTGCTCAAAGTAAAAGATACATTCCGTTACTTCTACGTTCCAGGTTCTATCACTCCTATGGGCCCAATCGCTAACAAAGGTATGGCTGTGACTGCAAAAGCAGGTTACACCGTAGCAATTGAAGGTACTATTGGAGCAATCATCCGTGACGTGACGTCATGCGGAGAACTGATAACTGATTACGATAACTAATGAATTTAGAAACGCAACTTGGAATTAAGTTGTCGGTTCTAGTAGCTGGGTTGGTTGGGGGCATCGTATCCTTAACATATGAAACAAAACTCTCTTTTACGAGGGCATTGCTTTTGATTGTTGGAGGTGCCTCTACCGCGGCTTACCTACATCCCTTTGCAGAACACTATCTTAGTATGGATAGTAAATTCTCAGCGGGTATAGGTTTTGTATTAGGACTCGTTTCTATGAAAGTTATTAATTTTCTAATAGCAAACACTGAACTTATACTGGATAAATACTTTAAAATTGATGGCGCTCCCAGAGATAATAAATCCGATAGCAGTAGCGATTAGTACTATAAGTACTGTATACCTACTTCAAGAAAAATTTATGAGTTCAGGGCACGTGTTAAGTTTAAGTAAAACTGATACTATTGTATTAAGAAGTTTAGTTTCCGTTACAAACGCTATACAACTTACTAGTTTACTAGTTCCGCCAACATGGCCTATGGCTCTTTTAAACACAGTGTTAGCACTTTCAAAAATATTTATAGTAAAAAAATTCTAAATTCGTAACCTAAGTGGTTACGGACTTTTTGTTTAATGCAAATAAAAGGAAAAAATTATGTCAAAATTAGTATTTATAACATCTATTCCTAGAGCTACAGCTTCTGGAATATCAGATTGGGTTTCTTCCGCTTCTGGAATGAAAATGAAAAAGACAAAAGTTGGGAGAAGTGTGGACTTCTTAGTAGCCCTGCCTTCTCAAAAAGTGGGTGGTTTAGCTAACTACATATCTTACAACTATGTTATTGACCCTGCAACAGGACTAACCGAAAAAGATGAGAAAGGCGAACCTATTCTTTTACAAACTTATTTAGAAAAAAAGTGGGGGAAACCCGCGGGCTTTTTCTCAAATAGACTTGTGGAACCTAATTATAAAGGCGATGGTAGAGACTTGGGTTACTACTACAATAAAAGTTGAGCACTTCAAGATGGGACAACCGTTTTAGATCTCAACAAAATGGATGATGAAATAGGTTATTATGTAATGCTTGCCTCATCCAAAGTAGCAAATTCTGAAAGAGAGTGGAGAGAACACAAATGGCCTAAAGCGACTCACTATATTGCTTTGGAAAACGAATCTGATCAAATTAAATACACACGCACAAAAGCTAAAGCTAGAGCAATTGCTTCCTTAGAAGATCCAACAGTTACTGAGAGCGCAAAACAAAAAATGATTGCGTTATTAGATATTGCTTCTCCAGAAACAAAGATGTCTACAGAACAGATACACAACCTACTTTTCGAATATATTGATGCTAGTTCTAGTGTTAATAATAACATTGAAAAGTTTTTGAATCTAGTCAGTATGCTTAAAACAGCAGACGGAAAGGTCAAACTAGAAGTCATGTATATGTTAAAACAAGCTGTTAGCTTAAGGATAGTCTATTCTAAGCAAGATACGTGGACTTGGATTAGAGAATCTGGCGCCACTTTAGTAATAGGAGAAAAGTATTCAGAGGCTATAGACTTCTTACTTAACCCTAAAAAGCGTGAAGAATTTGACGAGTTGAAAAATCAAATTAAAAACAAACAGCGCTAATGACTGTACAAGAATTACACTATCAATTTAAATTTAATTTAGATAGAGTAGATTCTTTGGCAAATCCCGATTTTTGACCTAATGAAATTGATTTCTTCTTAAACGAAGCACAATTGATTTTTGTTAAACAAAGAATGGGAACAAATAACACTAAAAGATCAGGTTTCGAAACTCTACAAAAAAGAATAGACGACTTAGGTAATTTAGTGGTAAAGTACCCATATCAACCGCTAATAGTTCCTACAGAAGTATCGGCAGGAGTCTATGAAGTGGATTTAACCCAAACGGTCTTACCTTATCTTTTTTTAGTAAATGCTTACGCGGTTGTGCAGCCCGCGGAAGATTGTGAATTACACACCCCTTTAAAATTTGTACAACACGACGATATAAACGAGACCTTAAGAGATCCCTTTGTAAAAAAGAACAAAGAATATATCCCTTATAATTTTGGTAGAAACTCTACCAATTCGGGAACATCGTTGTATATCTATACTAGTAAAAATATCACTGGCGTCGCTTTAGAATATGTAAAATACCCTTCTAGAGTTTCTTTAGGTACTTATCCATATATAAATGGCGTAACGTACCCACAAAGTACTTTAGAGACTGCGGAACATACGCACAGAGAAATAGTAGATCTAGCTTGTCAATTAGCTGCGCAGAATACACAAAATCCTGAATACATACAGATTAGAAATCAAAAACTTCTAATCAACGAATAACCTTATAAAAAATGATTCCGACAAAATCACAAAAACGCGGAGTGGAAAATTTCGTTGTTGCAAAAACAACCTCTACAACCATTCCTGTAACTGGTACCTTGGTTGATTCCTCTACCGGTAATGTAAATCTTGCTGACGGCCAATTAGGTATCGTAGCAGCTTCTTCTTTTGGTTCTGTAGCCCTTAACTCCTTCATGGACGCTACCCCAACCTTGGCTGAAAACGCTGTTATCGCTGTCTATCAAGGAACTTCCGCTTCTGCAAACGTAGTCGGATCCACTGCTCAATATCCGCTGTGGGTTCGGTCGTATGCTAAAACCCACGATATTGATGGGCGTAATAACAATATTCTAGTAACTAAGCAAGCTTTCCGCCTTGCTGCACACAACACTTGGGTTGTAGGGGTTCCTTCCTCTTCTTCAACTGGTGCCATCAACATTCTTGACGAAACTGAATACCGTTTGAACATCGGTTTCCGCTCACGCAGGTTTGATATTATGATGGGTACTCAAGTGCAGTCAGCAAACCTTCCTATCTCTGTAGTAAGCCCGGATTTCACAGCTCTCGCAGCTACTTATCCACTGCCTATCGACTGGATCGTTACTAAGTTTGGTTACGAAATTAACCGTAACTCTTCTGCTTTCTTGGCGTACAACCGCTACAGAGGTTCTTCCCCAGTCGTAGCTTTGGCTGTAGGTATCGCTAACTCAGGTCCTTCTGGAGCTGCTGCAGGTACCGCGATCGCAGGCCTCACTGCAGGTTCTACCTTGGCTATTTTTAACTACAAGGGTATAGTTCGCTCTATCACTTTGACGGATGAAAACCTAGCTTCTCTTAATGCCGCTGCTGTAGCCTCTGGTTTCACGCACGTATTTACTATTGATACGGCTAATGCGGGTACTGCTACTGGTGGTACTGCTACTGGCCTTTTCATCATGGCGTTGGATCACAATACTTCTTTTGTAGATCGTATTCCTGAAGTTAAAGTGAATCTTCAAGTAGCTCTTCCTTCGGGTTTTGACTACGAGACAGTGTCAAACGTAGAAGCAGTTAGACCTGATGAAGGTCAAGGTTATGGTAGAGTTTTAGATCTGTGGTACCAATCGACCCAAGGTCAAAGGCTTTATGCTCAGAGACACACTGAAGATCCAGTTATTAACTTCCCTTCTCCAGTAGATACTGCGCAGAACTACGTGACTTATGTTATTCAACACGGTACTGTAGATAATCCAGATATCCACTCTTTAGTTTACTCACCAAAGAGAGACATCATTTTAATCCCTAGATATTCTACCGGTACTACAGCACACCCTTCAATTGCTTTGTTGGATACCGCTTTAAACTCTTGGTTACCAACTACAGGTAATGCAGCTATCTTAAATTTGGTATAAATATTAAAGGGGGATCAGGGTTACACCTTATCCCCTTTTTCTTTTTCTAAACCTCTACTATGTTTACAGACAATATAGTTTCTACTCCTCTGCTAAAAATAACTACCCCATTAGCAAAGGTTTTTCACGATAATACTTTATTTGGGGACGGTACTCAGGGAAAACCTCTTAAAGTTTTACCAAGTGCTTTTAATATCTACTCGGGTGTAGGATCTCCTCAAGGTGTATTAACTGCTTCAGTTGGTTCTTTATACCTAAGAACTGACGGAGGAACAAATACTACGTTATACATAAAAGAATCAGGAACGGGTAATACTGGTTGAGTAGCAAAATAAACTAACTAATGGCACAATTAACTATTGATAAAATAAAGGACTTAGACATTCCTATAAATGTGTCTAGGAAGAAAAACAATCTTCTTCCTGCCTCGCGAAGTGTTGTGCTATACAATGATTCCGTCAACTTATACGACGCCATTAAGTTGGTTTCTACTGATATTATTACTTCTATAGTAACAACCCCAACCGAAGAACAAATTCAAGATGTTGTTGGTGCAATGTTTGTAGATTCTTCCACTATAAACTTTACTTATGATGATTCGCTTAACACGATAAGCGCCGTCACTATACCAACATCTATAGATCACGACCTCTTATTAAACTTTGTGGCTAATGAGCACGTAGATCACTCTTCAGTGGCTATTCTCTCAGGTACGGGATTAACCGGAGGCGGAAACTTAACAACCACTAGAACATTAAGTTTAGCAAACACCGCAGTAGTACCGAATACCTATGGAAGTGCTTCAGAGATAGCTAGCTTCACTGTTGATCAACAGGGAAGACTAACTGCGGCAGCCGATATTGCTATTATAATAGATCCGGCACAAGTTAACGGGTTAACTGAGTATATACAAGATACACTATCTACAACCCTAGTAGC